TTTAGAACTTAATGATATATTAATGAATATCACTGTTGATAAAAGGATGGATGTAATTAATGCTGGAATGCCAGCTGCAATAAATGTATATAAGTCGCTTATTCCTCAATCAAAAAAAGAGCAAAAAATTAGCACATTTTCAAAAGGAGTAGGAAAGTCTGGTGGTAGTGCTAAATATAGATACATAGTTAAACCTGGTAACCTACAAAGGTCTATTAAAGGATTAAGCGAATTATTACAAAAATATAAATGGACTAATGGTGCAATCGGGCCTCACTATAATCCACAACCAATAGGTTCTACTTTAAATAGTGAGCAAAAATATGATGGCTTTTACGCTCACATGATTTACGGCTCTGCCAAAGCATGGAGGCAAAAAATAGTTATTAAAGCTAAAAATATGTCTGCATCGGTTGTATATCCTCAAATGATATTAGAGGCAAAAGAACTGGTTAAGATGTATCCTAAAAGATTTTGGGAATGATAGGAAAAGTAATATACGGGAGATTATCAACTGATGTAGCAGTGACTGGTGTTTGCGGATTACGCATCTTTCCAGATATTGCTCCTCAAAATGTTACCTATCCTTTTTGTGTTTACACGATTATCAATTCTACTCCTGTTGATTATAAAGATGGACAAAGTAATTTAGAAGAAGTACAATTTCAAGTAGATGTTTATACAAATAATTATGACACTACACAAAGTTTATCAAACTCTATAAGAAATAGATTAGACAGATTTGTAGGTACAGTAAATGATATTAGTGTGCAGACAGTTAAATATATGTCATCTGATTCACAAGCATACAATGCTGATTTAAATGTTTATTGGATGAGTGTTGATTTTATGGCAAGAATGAAACGATAATTATGAAGTTAAGATTAATAAAAACGTGGAACGGCAAGCCAGTAGGCGCAACAGGTGTATTCCTTTCCGACTTCGGAGCGCAACTTGTTGCAGATGGCATTGCCGAGCATCTTGACGATGACTTTGTGGTAGAAAAGATGCCAGAGAAGAAAGTGCAAGATGCACCTCAACCTATTTATATACCAGTACCTATGCCTATGCAATACTTTGAGGACGAAAATGATTTAGAAAAAATAGATGTTAATATAGATTTGTCAAAAGCTAAAAAATAACAAAAATGCCAACTACAGGAATTATTAATGGTACGTTGATGAGGTTATATAAAGATAGCACTGCTATCGGTTATGCTACATCGTGCCAAATGAACATCTCGGCTGCAATGCGTGAAATCTTAACAAAAGATAGCGCAAGCGGAGGATGGAGAGAAGTAAAGAAGGGTCAGTTATCTGGCACACTTTCAACAGAGGCATTATATGCCGGTCCTGGTGATTCATCTACCAATTACTTGTTTGATGATCTCTTTACAGATTTGATTAGTGGTACTGCACTCACTATTAAATTTACAACAGATGTTAGCGGTGACAACGTGTTTACAATGCAAGCCATTTGTACATCATTAGACCTTAATGCAGCGGTAGAAGAAAATACAAGCTACTCAGCTTCTTTTGAAGTTACTGGTGCTATTGTTAAGACAACAAAATAATTTTAAAAATTACCTAAAATGAAAACAATAAAAATAGCTAATGCGGACATACCATGTAAATTTGGTATGTTCGTTTTAGGTACATTTTTAAGGGAGAGGAACCTTAAATTAAGTGACCTCTCCCTCCTTGGCGAAGACCTCCTATTTGCCCTTGAACTTGCCTTTGCAGGTGTACAGGCAGGTTACAAGGCAAAGGGAGAGAAGTGCCCATATACCTTAGAAAAGTTTTGCGATTTAGTAGATTTGGATAAGGGAGGAATAAACAGGATAACGGAACTGATAACAAATGAGATTTCAGTACCAGAAGATGCGGAAAGAAAAAACGAGATAGCGGAGGAGGTGAGTTAACACTTGACTACATCGAAAGATTTTGTTTTGGAGTCCTTAGATTCCATCCTTCGCAATACTATGAAATGACATTGAGAGAGGTTATTATAGCTATGCAAGGTTATAATAACCAATTTGAAATAGAGCAGCAATTTGAGTGGGAAAGAGCCAGGTGGCAAACTACACTTTTATTAAATGTTCATACGGCAAAGGGAAAGTCAATTAAGCCTAAAGATTTGATTGAGTTTCCTTGGGAGACAGATAATCCAAAACCAACTAAAAGAAGTTTATCAGAAGTTGATAAGTCAATTTTTGAGAAATGGGATAAAGAGTAATAATGGCAAATGCAGCGCAGTTAAATCTTAAACTTGGCATAGATGTTTCAAGCCTTTCCCGTGAACTTGGCAAGGTAGAAAGTAGAATGACAAAGTTTGGCTCACAGATGCAGAACATTGGCAGCACTATGACGCAGTCGTTAACTCTGCCTTTACTTGGTGTTGGTGCAGCTTCATTGAAGGCATTTGCCGACATGGAAAAGTTGGAGAATGGATTAATTGCCATTATGGGTAGCAGTGAAGATGCAGCAGTTGAATTAATAAAGTTGCGTAAAGTTGCTGAAAATCCTGGTCTTGCTTTACCTGAAGTTGTTAAAGCATCTGCTGCTTTACAATCAGTTGGAATGTCAGCAGATGCAGCAAGAGAAACAATAACACAGTTTGGCAATGCCGTAGCAAGGTCTCCTACACCTGATCCTGAAACATTTAATGGAGTTACAATGGCATTAAGTCAAATGAGTGCAGTAGGCAAAGTTACTCAAGAAGATTTAAATCAATTAAAAGAAAGATTGCCAGAATTTGCAACTGTTATGAAAAATGAATTTGGCACAGCAACTGCCGAAGGCATTAGAGCAATGGGTTTAAGTAGTGAAGATTTTATAACGCGGTCTGTTAGTGCTTTAAGTGAATTAGGTAGAGCTCAGGGAGGATTAGCAAATACTTTTAACAATTTAAAAGACAATGTAACTGCTTCATTAGCAGAATTTGGAAAGGCTATAAATGAATCACTAAATTTACAAGCCGTTGCAGAAAGTTTAAGCAAATATATACAAGGTTTAGTAGATGGATTTAAAGCTCTTAATCCAGAGACTCAAGGCTTTATAGTTAAGGCTGCTTTAGTAGCTGCATCCATAGGGCCTATTATATTTATAGTAGGTAAATTAATAAGTACATACGGTGCTTTGGCAGGAGCCTCAAAATTAATAGTACAAGCAATAGGAAATATAAGTAAAGCATTTAGCTATTTAGCTGCCAATCCAATGATTTTGGTAGTTACTGCATCCATTGCTGCTATCGGTGCTATTGCATTGTATGTTTATGATAACTGGAAGGCATTTAGCGACAACTTTAAAAACATTTGGATAAACATTAAAAACTCTGTAATGGAAGGAGTAGCTAATGTTTTAAAAAATATTGACTATTTACAGAAAGCATTAGGTTTAAATTTATTTAATCTTGATGGATTAACATCGTATCAAAAGGAACAAAGAATAGTAGCTACAGAGTTTAAAAGTATTGGAGATACTGTTGATAGTTTAAAAGTCAAACTTGCCTCATTGTTTACAACGGGTGCAAAAGCAACAAATGGAGGTGGAGGTATTACTGTACCAACTATGCCGACAGAATCAAGTGCTACTACAACAGGCGGCGGTGGCGGTGGAATAGGTTCTGCTGCATCAATGGGTGCAGGTTTAGGTGTTATAGGAATTTTACCGACATTAGATTTATTGCCAGATAAATTAGAAAGTATATCAGCTGCAAATGAAAGATTAAAACAAACAAATGAAGATGTTGCAAATTCATTTAATAAAATTACACCTGCTGTTAAATCTATTGAAGATTTACTAACACCATTACAAAAATCACTTGTTTTAGGTGTTGAGGCATTTGCAAATTTAGCAGAGAGTGGATTTAAAAGCATGAAAGAATTGGCAGCAGCAGTTAGGCAAAGTATAGCAGTTATAGTAGGTGATATGATAAAAGTATTCGTAGCTAAAGCATTAGCAGGTTTACCTCCATCACCTTTTATGCTTGCGATTGCTCCTGCTATTGCTGCTCTTGCAGGTTCATTAGGTAAAAGTTTAATTATGAAAGTAGGCGCTCCAAAACTTGCCGAAGGTGGCTTGGCATACGGGCCTACTATGGCAACGGTAGGAGATAACAAAAATGCTCGTGTTGACCCAGAAGTAATTGCTCCTTTATCAAAATTAAAAAGCATGATGGGAGACATGGGCGTAGGTGGCACACTGGAGACAAGGATAAGCGGAAATGATTTGATTATATTGCTAAACAGATCTCAAAAAGGTCTTAGTAGAATACAATAATGGGAGTTAGGTATCAAACGACAGTATATAACGAAAAACGCAGAAAGATTACTGTATCTATTAAAGATAGTAATTACACTGGCTCTGTTGGTACATTTGATACTTTGTCTTTAGGCATCCAATATGATAGTGAAAGCCAGCAAGGTGCGGAAAGATTTACACCTATTATTGGATCGCGTTGTTCATTGTCTTTACTTATTAATAATAGTAACCTTCAAACATTATTACTTGATATTGGTTTGGCAGTTGAGGGAAGGTTTACTATGCATCTTACAGCCTATGAGGATGATAATACA